TTTTTGATTACTTCTAATCCTTTAACATCTTTTTTCTCCCAATCACGAATAGTCCAATCAGCTCTTGTATCTTTGTTCTCAATGTTTTTAGCATCAAAGATTTTAACAGCATCTTTAACATTGTTAATTTTACTTAACATGTTTTCAACTGCTCCAAAGTTTGCAATTGCTAATTTAATAGTTTCATCTTTTGCAGATTCTTCAATCTTTTTAGCTTTGATTGCGTTCTCAACTAATTCAATAGATTTAGTTTCTAATTCTTTAGCTTCGGCTTCTACCTTTGCTAATTCAGCATCTTCAATTTCTTTTAAACGAGCTTTTAATATTTCGTTTTCAGAAATTAATTCTGCATTTTTTGCGTCTTTATCTTCAATAGCAGCAACAATTTCAACTTCAGTTGCTTCATTGGATAAATTTAACATGTTTGTTACTTTTTCCATTTTGGGTTTTTTATTTATTAATTTATTATAGATAAAAGCCATTTCACTTAGGCTATTGGTACTCATTTTCATTTTCTTATCAGACTTAACAATAACATCAACTAAACCCATTTCCATGCATTCAGTAGCACTTAAATAGGTTTCTTCATCCATCATTTTGTTAATTGTATCTTCATCTAACTTTGTTCTTTTAGATAAAATAGTTACTAAAGTATTTTTAACTAATGCTAAAACAGATTCATCATTGCCACCGCTTGGATTGTGCAACATCATAGTGCCATAATCAGCCATGTAACATTTTTCTCCAGCCATTGCAATAACACCGCTAATACTAGCAGCTAAACCATCAATGTAAGTATCGCATTTAACTTTTGAATTAAGTATAGCAGAAACGATTGAATAACCATCTAATACGTTTCCACCTATTGAGTTAATTCTAACATTGATTTTCTTACATTTATCTTGTAAGTATTGCATTTCATAAGCAAATGCAGAACCTGAAATACCATTTATATACATTCCATTTCCATCAACTGAATCGCCTATTTGGTCATACAACAAAATAGTAGCTTCTTCTTCGACAATGTTTTTAATATACTTAAAGTCCATATTACAAAATTATTTATTAAATTTGTTGAATTAATATTATTGTTACTATAATAAAAAATGGGTAGAAAAAATAATGAAGATGATATACGCATTAAAATGCTATCATTTGGAGTTCGATTAACTTGTTATGTTAGCGGTGCTAAAAAGAATAGGTTTATGTTAGACCAACTTAAACGTGATTTAGGCGAAGGCGAGCTAATAAAAAATATTATGGATATTCACTACTCAATTATAGATGAGCTACCAGAATATAAAGAGAAAGAGTTTAGCGAATTAAAAAAGTATTTAATTGATAAAATTAAAATAAGCTAATAACACTTAATGAGCTTCTTCTAACAGCTCCAGATGTTGAACCTGTCCTAAAATCTTCAATTGAAAAAACAGTGTTAGGTGCTACGCTTGTTGCTAAATAATTGTGAACAAATACTTCAGTATCTCCAATTGGTTTTGAAATTGTATTAGTGCTTACACTTACTGTTGCTTTCTTTATAATAGTATTGTAACCGAATACAACACCTGTATTAGCATCTAAATTAGATGTTAATGTTATTAATACATCTCTAGTTTTACCATCGTTAGGAGTAGTAAATGTGAATATTTCAGCCGCTGTATTAATTGGTGGAGTTCCAGTTGTTTCATCTCTAAGAGTTAATCTTTCTGAATAAAAAGTAAATTTATTAGTTGAACCAGCGTAAATATCTACTAATTGAGTTGCATTAAAATCTCCTAAAGTAGCACTATCAGTTGCTACATATTTATAAATAGTATGTACGTTAAATACTGATGAATTACTAAATGTTAATGGATCAGCGGTTGCATCTTGACTTGGAGTTAATACAAAACGTGGTATATTAGTTGAAGTATTGTTAGCTATTGCAGTCGTTTCATAATATTTACCGCCATAAAATATTTCACCAGCAGTTATTCCATATAACGAAGTGCTATCATAAACACATCCACTAATAACATAAGGAGTTGTTAAAGAATAACTACCTAAATTAGATAGAACTAATGCCTTAATTAATCCAGCAACATCATCTTCTTTACTTTCTTGCAGAAACCTTAAAGATTGAGCTGTAAATGGTTGTAATTTTGATGGATCTACTACGTTGGATGTTATTATTTTTTTCATTTTAGTATGTAATTACATTGTAAGTACTGCCAGCTAAATTATATTTATCGGCAAATTGTCTAATTGTGTTTTCTTTATTTGTTGTTGTTGTGCCTAAAGTATTAAATAAATCTAAAGGCACGTTAATTGTAAAATCAAAAGTTCCTGTAATGTATGTAGGCATATTACCCATATAATCAGTTGAATTAATACTATTGTTAGGCATTAAACTAGATGTTTCACTTGAACCACCTAATAAAAAAACAGTTTGAGATTGAATAAAATTATTAGTTATAAATATTGGATCTGGAATATATGAATTTGGAACGCTAAACCATTTATTCATAGCGTATTCATATAATATTTTTTGAGAATTATATTTTACACGTTCATCTACTCCTATAAAATTATCTTGTAATTTATTAAATTTAGTTAAATCAACAACACCTGTAAAGCTAAATGTTTCAACACAAATATAAATCCCTTTACTATACTTTATAACATCGCCTTTAGTAAATACAAAGCCAATAGGGAAAAATAAAAAAGTATCGTCTAAATCATAATCAAACGTAGAACCATCTTTGTAACCATTAAATATTAAACTCCATAGTGATTGAACTGGTTTTGTTATAACATAAAGCCACGCTAAAAATTTAGGTTGTCTAAGCGTTGGAGGTGCTATTTGTAAAGCGACTATTTTATTATCATAACTATAAATGCTCATTATTGTGCAATAAAGTTTAATTTATCAGTAAAAGTTTGACCAGCAGTAGTTTCTTCAGTTACATAACCAGCGTTTGTTGGATATATTGGTATTAAAGTAGTTTTACCTTGAACTAAATAAGTTGTACTAGCAAATGCAACGCTATTAGGTCGTATTGCTACATTATTTAATACTACATCAGTAACTCCAACTGTTGTTTGAATTGCATCAACTAAAGCACTTAATTTAAAGCTACCATCAAAATCAATATTAGCTAAATAAGTATTAATTGAAGTAATTACATTTGTAGAAATAACAGCAGAATATTGACCATCGTAATAAATAGATGCATCCACTAATAATTTATCACTTGCAGTACTAGATATAATGTAGTTAATGCCAGCAAAAGCCAAATCATCAACGTAAGCATTTGCAGCAACCAATTCAGGAGCTGATAATGCCACTGGCGGTTCTGATTTAGCTAATTTAATTAATACAGTTCTAGTTGCAGTTGTTTTAACAGCGCATCGTGTTACTATTCTTTTTGTCGCATCAATAGTTGTATAGTTAACAGCAAAATTACTATCCACTTGTAAAACTTGCGGAGTTGTCGCATCATATTGAAATAAAAGCATTTTAGATTTAAACCATTGATTTGTTCCAACTGCTGCATTAGTTACAATAGTTTCTAAATCAGCTTTAAACAAGTCCCAAAGCACTTCTAATAAGTACATTTGAGCAGCAACAATATACTTCCATAGTGTGTAAATAGCAGAATTTGAAACGCTATTTAAACCACTTAATCCTGTTTGTGCGGCTTGTTCCGCATCCATGTCTGCAATAATAGTATCTATTGAACGTGCCATTTATAGTTGATTTGGTAAAACAATATCGCCAGTTACTACCGGTGCTAATGTTGCTGTTGTTGTATTTAAGTTTTGGTTGTCGTTTCCTAAAGTAGCGTAATCTTGTATGTAGATTTGCACGTTTGGATGGTCAAAGTTTTGTTCTTCGTTTCTTCTTAATAATTTACCGAATGTGCTATATTGCTTATTATGTGTTGACTGCCATACACTATCTAACAATGTTAATATAGTTGTATCTTCATCTAAATAGCTTTCAAAACAAACGTGTAAACGAACTACCATGTCATATTCTTGACTAACCGCTTGCTTACCTTTATCTCTAAATGTAGATGGTAATAACTCAATAAATATAGCAGGATATAAAAACGGATTTTCTTCGTTTTCACGCTCCAATTGGTTATTCCATAGAGCAACGTGTTTAATGCCTGTAATAGCAACTAAATCTGTTTTTAATGAGTTATATAAAGTTAGTTTAGACATTGTTGCAAATGTAATATTATTTATTGAATATTCTTTTTATTGTTACATCCATTTTAGCAATAATTTTTCTATTTAAAACACCGCTATAACCAATAAATTGTCTTTTAGGCATTTTAAAAGGATATTTATTCCAAGCCTTACCCATTAAACCATCATTGTGTATTCTCGCATAAGGAACGTCAGTATAAATTTTAACTGCTAAAAAGCCAAAACGCTTACTTCTAATTGAACGACTTAAACGACCAGCTCCAGATTTACCAATTAAAATACCTCTATCAATACCCATACTTCTAACTCCACTTTCGCCACGTTTGCCACGTTTATAAGTTTCATAACCTCTTTTTCTTTTTTTCCAAGGCACAAAATTTTCATCAGTAAAACCGCCATTGCTAAATGAACGTGTAAAATGATTAGCAGCCAAAATACCCATTGCATCCACTACTTTTTCAAGTTGTGGTTTAAAAGCCTGTAGGTCCTTTAATATTTTTTTATGTTCTGCAAATGTTGCCATTAGTTCATTGCTATAAAAAATAATTGACAATAATGTAAACCGTCTTTATTTTTGTTTAATAAAATATGTGTAAAAAAATGTATTGAATTAGTTAGTTGCTCGTTTACGTTACCTTTATTTATTAAGTTGTTAATCATCTAGGCTTTGGCATGTTAAAATTATTATCAGCCAAATTTTTATCTTTAGGTTCTACTACAAAATACGGATGTTTATCACTAAATACTATTTTATCTTTGCCAGCATTCATCATAAATTCAGGCGGTACTGTTTTAGGTTGTGTAAATCCTTTTAAAGAAGTTTTATCAGTATCATCACTTTGTAAAGTAGTACATCTGCAATTCCAACCATTCGGCGGAAAATAGTTATTCCAAAACTTATCATCAACTGGTCGCTTAATCTTATCTAACATAGCATGTTCAGGTCGCACCCTACCATCACCAACTGTTACATATTCTAACATAGGTAGTAACTCTTTGTTATTCTCAATATCCATCCACATTGAAGCAGAGCGACTTTGAGATATGGCTGCATTATATTCAGCTCTTAAATAATTTTCGTTATAATTTTTGAATATTTCAGTTCCTGTTTTTTTATATTCACTAAATAGTTTAATCCTATCTTTGTCATAAATAGCATCTACCATTTCACGTACTTGATGGTATTGTTTAGCTCCACTAAAAACATACACATTATTGCGTAAATCATTTAACATTGCATAGTCTGGACTATTCCAAGCTACATCGCTTAATGTTTTACCAAAACCATTATAAACACCATTGGTTAATTTTTCAGCTACCTTTTGATAGGTAACTAAGTCTAAAGATTGCGGAGTGATTAACCCCGAATAAACACCAACTACTATACGTTCAATTTCTTCTTCTGAAAATATATTTATTGGTGCTGCATTTTGTATGTCGCAGAATGAACACACTATTTGTAAAGATTGTCTAATCTATTTTTAATACTTTCAACCGAACTTTGATCCATTACTTCAATAACTTCGCTACCATATTTTTCATCTAAGTATTCAGCACTAAAAGTAAATTTACCTGTTTTAATCAATTCAATATCTATTTTAGACTGATCTAATAATGATAATTGTTCTTCGGTTTCAACTTTGATTTTTGTATTTGGTGGGAATATACCTAATCTTTGCATCATAGGTACTAATTGATAATTTAAAACACCTTCTATAAAAAATTCATCGCCATACGCTACATTCTTTAAAACACGTTCTTGAACTTCAGCAGAACCTACAAAAGATTTCTCATCCATTGTTGCAGTTTGCCCTAATATCAATTTGCTTAGTTCAAGAACGTGT